AGAGGCACCACTAAACATTGAACGCATATCTGTCACTGAACTGGTGTTCCATTGATTGACTTGAGTTGCTAAAGGTTTATTAAATACGACGGCGTAAGAAAACATATAACTCATATTTGTCACTAAACTGGTGTTCCACGAGCTTATATCTTGATTAAATGCAGAGGTAGCATTAAACATTCCAGACATATTTGTCACGGCACTGGTGATCCACGAGCTGATATCTTGATTAAATTTAGAGGCACCACTACCACTACCACTAAACATTTTACTCATATCTGTCACTGAACTGGTGATCCACGAGCTGATATTTTGATTAAAATATGGTATTAACCCTTTAGTAGTATCAGAATAAGTTGAGTTATTTAGGTAAAACGCTTCACTCATATTGGTTACCTGACTTGTGTCCCAATTCGCAATGGGTCCATAGGTTGTATACACGATATCCTGAGTATTTTCTGTAAGAGTGGTGGTGGTGTTATCAAAAGTACATTGTTCAAACCAAAGGTTAATAGTGCCAAAAAAATTAGTATCTGTTAAATGGGATTTTACGGAGGCCATTATATATATATATAAATATATATATAAATATATATATACACTTTGTAAAATGTTCATGCATAGGATATGGTGCGCTGCTGTTTTCTATAGCGTCAAGTACAAATCCCAATGCTCATTATAAATTAAGTGAAAAAATATATATTAAAAAGTTAATTTCTTAAATTTACGCATCAACTCTTCTTTTTTTTTCCGGGCTTCTTCATCCTGTTTCGCCAAAGTAAACGCCCGATTTACGTCATTTTTACTTTCACCATACTGTTTTTGGGCTAAATAGACCCGGGCTTGTTCTACTGCCATCGGTGTCGTGTCTTGGTACGCACTACTCCGTTGAAATTCGTCTACATTCCGGTACTGGGGTCGCCGTAAATAATCCTCTTGGGTGACGGGGATGACACTTTCCACATGGGCCTTTTTCAAATCTTCGTAGCCTAGTGGGCTAAAAAGAGCCGAGGAATAGTATTCGGGTTTGTCTCGCAATAAATCGTATTGACTACTACTATGTGTGCTACTACCACCACCATATTCTACTATATCTTCCATTTTCACTAAAGCTTGGACTTCTTTCTTCTTATTTTGAAAAGATTCATTCATGCCAACTAACGTCGTGCTACGCGTATCTATATCTTCTTCTGACTTTAACCAGTCACCGTAACCACCCTCGGCATCCGCGTCTTGCATCCGGTATTGTTCAAAGAGTTCGTTAAATATTTTATTAAAGTTTGACTTGCTGCGCAATTGTTTTAAGAGTAAATCATGTTCTTCGTCTTTTTCAGCGTAATACACGGTGTTCGCGTGTGAAATATTCGTTTGGATACTCTTATATCTAAATTGATAGACCGCATAGAGCATTTTGTACGATTCGCTAAAGAACAAAAAATATTCTTTCCCCAGGTCGGGGGCTTTATCTGGATGCGTTTGTAAGACCGTTTTCTTCACTCGCTTCAAATCATCTGCGTCAAAATCATAGTCCAGTTTAAAGAGAGCCAATAAATCCGGTAAATCATAATTGTCTAAATTTAAATCTAAGTCTGGGTCCATATAACACTTTTACACTTTTTTAAAAAGTGTGGCAAAACGCACTTTTACACTTTTGGCAAAAGTGTGGCAAAACCTCTATACACTTTTGGCAAAAGTGTGGCAAAACCTCTATACACTTTTGGCAAAAGTGTGGCAAAACCTCTATTATAAATTATACAGCGTACGCATCCTGAATCAGTGTTATTTTTTTGCCATATCTATTAGACTTGTACTTGCACTTTTTAAAAAAGTGTTTTTTTGCCACACTTTTTTAAAAAGTGTTTTTTTGCCACACTTTTTTTAAAAGTGTATATATAAACAAATGTCCGTTCTTAATACCTCCAACTATCTCTCTATTGTCAACGCGGCCCTTATTACTGATATATTTGTTATTATCCTCCTCATCCAGGGCAGCATCAAGTCCAAAGTTCTTGTAGACTGGTATAAAACATATAATTTAAGTGCGGTTATTGCGGACGTTCTAATTATCGTCATTGGAATACTTTTAACGCGTTTAGCCTATCCCTATATTTTTGGCAAGACAACACCATTCTCTCTTTTAAAATTCACACTGCTCGCAGTAGGCATACAGCTAATCCATGATGTATTTTTTAATGGTATCATTACGGCGATGCCCCGAGGAGCGAATAGGATGGTAGATACATTTAAAGCGTACTCCAAGGAAGTGGGTGCTAAAGCCATCTTGTCGGATAGTGCGATGATAATTTCTACATGCCTCATTTCAAATTATTTAGCGAATAAAAGTCCGAGTGTGAATACAGTGACATTTATTGTCGCGGTATATTGTGTCCCTTACTTGATTTACACTTGGTAAACTTTATAATTATTTTATTTTATTTATACTATAAAGGCTTAGACACTGCTTTTATAGTATAATACATATACGATGTCACAATCAATGCAGAAAGACAGACAAATCATCACTGCGCTGACCCCTGCGGATTTACAACACTTGCAGCAGAACGCCCGAGGGAAAATTGTGGTAATAAAATTCGGCGCCACGTGGTGTAAACCATGTAAAGTGATTAAACCTACTTGCGATGCTTGGATTACGACGGCTCCAGAGCGTATTATTTATGCGGATATTGATATTGATGAAAGTATTGATTTATATGTGGCCTTTAAGAGTAAGAAAATGGTGCGGGGGGTGCCGGTCATACTTGCATTTGATTGCTCTAAACAGAGAGACCACTGGTATATCCCCGATGACTCGGTTGAAGGAGGGGATATTGTGTCTGTTGAGAAGTTTTTTAAACGCACTTTTGACAAAAATGCCGCAAAAAATTAACACTGATTTAGGATGTGTACGTTATAATAGAGGTTTTGCCATTGCACTTTTGCCAAAAGTACACAATTAAAGGACAAACTATAAAACATATTACACAAACTACAACACACGATACATATCTTATTCATTTTCAGGCAAATTCAATTGGATATAATATACCGAATAAACCCACAACAATGAGTAAAGAACATAAAATATTATATGATGGAAAGTTAGTACCTGCCTTTCGTTTTCTTGATTTATCTGATAAAGTTAAAAAAATCAACTATTCAGGTGAAATATTATACAATGTCCTGTTAGATGATTATTCTTTAATAACCGTAAATAATATGAAATGCGAAACACTTCATCCTCAAAATCCTGTTGCAAAACTGTATATGAAATAAAAATCTTGCAAAAATTGTCACTATTACCATATTTTTGCACCGTTACCACGCACTTGAAAATTGTAAATCTTCATCGGTGTTAAAAATTATTTTTTCCAATACCTCAATATCTATTTCCGGTAATTTTACATGGCCCTCCCAAAAGTACCTACAAAAAGCCCACAAAAACTCGCATTTATCCGTATACCATTCGGACTTTTCTTTCAGCAACATCTCACCTAGCCCATTCGGGAGCAAATATAAGTTTTGTTTCGGTAACACATAGCTGAGCTGGACAAGTGGGTTCACGGCTGTATGTTGCAAGCGTTCTGTGCCTAGAAATGCCGTGTCAAAATAAGGAATATACCGAATGAGATCCACCAGCAGGGGGGGATAATGATATTTATAGGTCCATCGCCAGTCCACGCACCCCGTCTTGTAATATTTAAATGTCCATTCTAAGCCTTCAAGGTAATTAATGCAAATGTCTTTTACTCGTTCACCCTCACTGTCATCCACCAACTTAATATCAAAAAGACTATGGTAATACCGTGCTTCCCACCCGGGTTCTTTGGGATTAATATAGAGTTCTATCGCCCGGTCAGTAGAGGGCAGATTAATGAGTTTATCCTCAAAGGCTTTTTTGGGAGTGCTGCCGTTATTATTATATTTTTTTTTATAACCTTTTTGCTTTTCTTTTTGGACATATTCTTGTTTTATAATACCGAGTTCCAGCTGACCCAGGTGAGCTATAAGTAGTCGCACGTGTTTCCACACAATATTACCATCATGAATTAACGACAGATTTTTGAGACTAATAGTGGCTTTATATGCATTAATTAAATTATCAATCCCATTGGTGCGAATATTGAGAGCTGGAAAATGGGGTAAAAAATCATTTCCGAGGAGGAAGAAGAGGAAAATATAGTCACTGATAGCGTTAACACCCTCCTCCGTGCCTTCGGTACTTTGAAAATCCTCCTTAATGTATTTGCCAAATGCTGGAATATCCAATAAATATAATTCATTGGGATTTAATGTACTGTCAATACTCTTGATAAATTCCGGTGTTTCACGAAACAAATATAGCTGGTCACTAATGTGTAAATGATTCAGTGTCAGCATGATTAAATCCGCATCTAGACCATAAATCACAGTAGTAGTCTTCTTATGATACTGGGATTTCTCTCGGATATGCTCGTAAATTTTATGTTCGCCTTCCCCTACTTCGTCAGCGCATGAAATCATAAACTGTTCTAGTCCAAACTCTTTGGGATTGTTAAACCGGTTTTTAATCGTCACGGCCAAGGCGGACATAAATGCTGTTCCTGGTGTAATGGCTGCGGTATTCCATTGTGTCTTTTCTTCTATAGGATTAGCAAAATCCGTCATCTTAGGATTAGCAAAATCCGTCATCTTAGGATTAGCAAAATCCGTCATCTTAGGATTAGCAAAATCCGTCATCTTAGGATTAGCAAAATCCGTCACCAGTTTACTTTGAAACCACGATAAATAACGCCTTTTTCGTTGTTGGTCCAATTTTGCCACAGGAGCCACCCCATCAAATGCAATAAAGACTGTCTTATTCGGTTTTAACAAATTTATATAGTATATAAGTTTGTCACACACATAGTTAATTAACAATTCTTCTGAGGTAAAATTGACGACACCTTCATAAATAAAGCCGTTACAATCCAAATATAAATTATTCAAAGAGGTGGGCAACCTATTGACAGGTTTAATAATCGCTCTATGCTCCCGCACAAAATGTGCAAAATAACTTGGAATACCCATACTAGAGATATATATGTAGATTTCTTTATACACTTTTTGGCAAATAAGTAGGCGTTTCAAATATGCAAAGGTATAAAATCAAAGTTTTTAAAAAAATGTGTTTATATATAATAAACAAAACAAAACAATGTCAAATATACATATTATGGAAAATACAATAGAGTATATACATAATTTATTAGACATTGTAAAGAACACTTCTACCGGCACTCATTACTATAAATTGCTCCATTTCCTTGATACTAGAGAGGTACTCAATTGTATGTTAACTTTACAAACCATCGCCACCAATTTGAAGAATGTATTGGAATTGTTAGAAAACCATGCAAATGTAGATGAAGCCTCTTGTGCCACCGCTGTAGCGGAACTCGCTCGTGAGTTACTGGCTACGATTAAAATATGTGGTACTTATAATTTGGAAGAGTTATTCTATTTACTATTAGATGAACAAAAAACGAATTTGAGTATGACAAACGTATATAATAAATATATTCTTTTAAACCAGTTTGCTCACCCTCTTTCGTTTGAAGAATTGTCATATAGCGAATATAAACACTTGGACTGCATACAGTTTGCACGCGAAACAGGGTCAAATGCAAGTGAAAAATGTTCAAACACAAGTGAAAAAGGTTCAAACACAAGTGAAAAAGGTTCAAGCGCAAATACAAACACTATCCTTCTCCATAAAGCCTTTAATTTCCAAGTGCATTGCTTGAAAGTGGTTGTTCGTGACCATGACAAAATTTTTCTGATTACATGTTTAATTGATGACATTCATTTAGAAATAGTTAAAAATGACTATATTACATTGAAGATAAATAATTTGCAGACAAACGCGGGGGCAGGCGAATCAGCCACATGGGCAGGCGAATCAGCCACATCGGTAAGTGCCAGCGGTCTTGCCCAATGGTATGACTATTTACAAACACCTCTCTTTCAGACTTATAAAAGTTGCCTGACTTTAAAAGATTTATTAACCTATAGTGAACAAGACATTCATAATAATTATATATCATTCACCAACAATATTAGTAGAATTAGTGAGAAGTCTATTGGCCAAGTCGTAGAAGAGTTCATATACCAAGATTTATATCATAAGCGGGTTTATTTAATGCACCTCCTCATAAATACAGCCGATCAAGAGGCTCAGTATCTCGCCTATTTATTATACGATTTATTATCTAATGATTTGAATGGGAATATTGACACCATAGACCAAACCCTGCTGTTTGACAGTTTCCCCTTAAAGGTAAAACAATTATTTCACAATGCGATGAAAGAAACCGTCAATTATACGAAAACGCTTTCCAATACGGACTTGAATAATATCCCATTAGAACAACGTATTTGTTTATTAAAAACTCCAGACACGGTTAAAGAAAAAGCCATGATAAAACTAAAAGAAATCAAAGCAAAAGGTGATGATTCAGGGTCTAAACCACGGTATTTTTTGGAGGGATTATTGAAGATACCATTTAAAATAATGAAAGTAGAACCTATATTACGAATAAATTCAGAATGTATCCAGTTATTTACGACACTTATGCAAAATGTAAGTATTTTTCCAAAAAAACAGACATATAATAGTTTTGAAGTTCACCAGAATATGCATATTCTGAAAACGCAGGGAATTGCAACTTTATATCAAGATTTATATGCTTGTTTTGAAGTTATAATCAATACTGCAAGCCGAAAAATTTTATTAGAACTTATTAAGAACATAAATGTTCACGCGAAGACTCAACATGAAACTAAAATCAAGAAAATTAGCACACTAAATAAAAAAAACCCTGAGCTACGTGTAGATATTTTGCAATTGGGTAAGACTCTATTACCAGTCAATACCGACAATAATTTATTTACGGGACCAGAAGGTCTTTCTCTCTTTACACATTTCTTTGCCACCCTCAGCGAAGAGTTGCACCAACACCTCACTACTTTTGAAAAGGTGACACTCGGTATTCAAATAATTGAAGCCAAATGCGCGGAACGGCATCGTTCTTTAGTCCAGGTAAAACAAACGCTAGATTCCGCGGTGTACGGACATGCCACGGCCAAACGGCAATTGGAACGGATTATCGGGCAATGGATTAATGGGGAAAATAAAGGGTATTGTTTCGGGTTTGAAGGGCCACCGGGGGTCGGTAAAACGTCGCTTGCCAAGAAGGGTATTGCCGATTGTTTGAAAGATGCCGATGGCCAGTCCCGTCCCTTCTCATTCATTGCAATCGGTGGTTCGGCCAACGGTAGTACTTTAGAAGGACACAACTATACCTATGTGGGGTCCACCTGGGGTAAAGTTGTAGATATATTGATGGAGAAAAAATGCATGAATCCTGTTATCTTTATAGATGAATTAGATAAAGTCAGTAAAACTGAGCACGGAAAGGAAATCATCAGCATTTTAACGCATTTAGTGGACCCCAGTCAGAATGATACTTTCCAAGACAAATACTTTAGTGGGATTGATATTGATGTGTCCAATATTCTCTTTGTCTTTTCCTATAATGATGCTCAACTTATTGACAAGATTTTATTGGACCGCATCCACCGCATTAAATTTGATAATCTCTCTTTGGCGGAGAAAGTGGTCATTGCGCAAGAATTCCTCTTGCCAGATATTTATAAGAAAATGGGTTTGACGGATGTGCTTGTGATGGAGGCTGCTGAGATTGAATTTATTATTGAAGAATATACTGCGGAATCAGGGGTGCGAAAATTGAAAGAGCTTTTGTTTGATATTGTGGGGGAAATCAATTTAGAACTACTTGCAAGCGAAGTGGGTGCAAGCGAAGTGGGTGCAAGCGAAGTAGTCATAAAAACCTTACCCATTAAAATCACAAAACAAGCCATTGTGGACAAGTATCTGAAAGACCGGGATGAAGTGAAGATTGCCAAAGTTCACCCCGTAAGTATTGTGGGATGTATTAACGGCTTATGGGCAAACGCCCTTGGGAAAGGCGGTGTCCTACCTATTGAAGCGAATTATTATCCGGCCAGCACCTTCTTGGATTTACGCCTCACAGGTATGCAGGGGGATGTAATGAAAGAAAGTATGAGTGTGGCAAAAACATTGGCTTGGTCTTTATTAACAGATACAGAACAGAAAGCTTTAGACGTCAAACAAGGTATACATATTCACGTTCCGGAAGGAGCGACACCCAAAGATGGGCCTTCGGCAGGGACGGCGATTACGGTGGTGATGTATAGTTTATTTACACAAAAACAGATTAAACACGATTTAGCTATCACCGGGGAAATCTGTTTGAGTGGTAGAGTCACAGCGATTGGGGGGTTAGATTTAAAAATTCTCGGGGGCATCAAAGCAGGAGTGAAAACTTTCCTTTTTCCGAAAGAAAATCTGAAAGATTTAGAGAAATTAGAGAAAAAATATGGCGATAAATCATTCTTTCAAGAAATTACGTTTTTGCCTGTGGAAGATATAAAAGAAGTATTAAAACACGTATTTTAATATTTAGCAAAATATGTTTTCATAATATTTAGCAAAATATGTTTTCATAATATTTTTATAAAAACATATAGTATAATGGGTACTTTTAATGGTTATATGCCAATTTCAGCAAATGTTAACACTTATACATTTAACCTAGGGAGTCCCATCTATACATTAACGGCTCAACCTACGGTTTTAAATGGCAATACATTTACTTCATCCCCGCCTCTTCCTAACGGTTTATCTTTAGATGAAAACACTGGTGATATAACTGGTACGCCCACTGTTACTTCGCTTGCAACAGACTATGTCATCGCTGAGAGTAATAATGGTACTGATTATATTTATACCATAAATATAACAGTTTTAGACAATATGTTACCCGTCGCATTTAATGATCAAGTATTACCTGTTACACCACCTGATCCATACATTCCGTATACCGATTTGATATTTGACGGTATCATCGTTTCCAATAATATTTTTAGTGCAGGAACGACCAAAACTATGGAAATCGTAAATTTAAACCCATATAGCTCATCGCCAAAGATACTAGTCGTAAATACCAGTGGTGTCCCTGTCGGAACTGAGTGGGAAATTGAAAATTCACAAGCCACGGTTACTTTACCCACCTCTGCAGGGGATTATTTCTTTTATGTAATGTATGATTCAGAAGAATCAGGTAAATCTTTATCATATTCAAAATACGCCGTGCCATTTACAGTGACCCCTACGCCTACGCCTACGCCTACGCCTACGCCTACGCCTACGCCTACGCCTACGCCTACGCCTACGCCTACGCCCCCACTGACAATAAACAGTTACACCCCGCTGTATGGTCTCGCTAGCGGTGAGACTACCGTGACAATAACTGGTACCAATTTAACGAGTGCGATGACCGTGATGTTTGGGGAAAACGCAGGGACGGGTGTGTCTGCTAATACGGCTGGTACTCAACTAACCGTCACCGTACCCGCCGTCACCGTACCCGCAGTAACCGGTTCAGTTACAGAGGTAAATTTATCGGTAAATGATGTTGTTGCCACCACCAAATTTACTTATTACACTGATTCAGAAGAGTTATCCACCTATTTATTTTCTACTCAGGTTGCTACCAATTTACCATCTACTTTACCCAATACTTTGACGGTTGAGATGCTAGGCACGTATTTCTCTACTTTAGAAACCCTCGGTCTCACTCCGGATGATTTTCTGGCTTACCGAACCGAATTTACCACAACATTATTTAGTCAATTGCAGACGAATTACACTCTACCGGATGCGATTGCGTCTATCCCGATTGCCGACACGACATTTCCATACACTCCTACAGAATTCCCAGGGTATTTTGAAACCCCACAAAATACCACGTATAGTGCAGCTAATAATTATATAGACACAAGTAAGACCAAGTTATTAATCAATTACGCTGTGCAGAACTATTATGTTAAAGATTTTATTCCGTCTGCAATTAGTGTAACCATTCTTTCACAGGTCATAAATCAAGCGAGTTATGTGAATATGCCGAATAGTAATGGGAATACGTTTACGTATGTTTTTAATAAGGTGGTTTTAATTAAACAAACAGAATGTTTGTGCGTGGACGAGGGAAATGAGATTGTTGTAAATATTTATTGTCAAGTAGATGTAAAATTAGACAATAACAATACCCCCTCTTATCGGCTTAAAGTATTAACGTCTAATGCCAGAATGTCTCCTAGTAGCACTAAGTTGACCAATGGCGAATATTATATTATTCTCAATCCTGGTTCCG